GCGCGACCTTGCGCGCGTGGTACTTCGGGGAGAGCGGCGCGATCGGGATGTCGGTGCCGTTGTGGTCGAGGCGGTCGAGCCACACCGTGCGGATGGCCCCGGCGCCCACCTGCATGGCGGGGAGCCAGGCCAGCTCGCGGTCTCCGTTGACGAGGCCCTGGATGAGTCGCTGCGAGATGGCACCCGCGCACGCCTCGCGAGCCCGGCCGTCGAGCGTCAGGATGGGCCTGGGGGGCTGGTGCTGCCGCCCGTTGCGCTTCGTCCCATCGTCGAACCAGAGCAGGTGCTTGGAGTCCTCGATGCTCATCCGGAGCGTCAGCGTGCGCGTGACGTGGAGCGAGTCGGCGAGCGAAGTGCACCGGGCTTGGATGCGTGCGAGCGCCTCCTGCATCCGGCGCCCTCCGAGCTCGGCCTTGCTCACGGGTCGCCGCGGTTCGAGCGGAGGACGCGGTAGAGGAAGTCGTAGGGGGTGGTGAACACCATCCGCCCGCCGCCGAGATTGGTGGGGGTGGTGTCCCCCGCGGCCGTGATCCCGATGGGCACCGGGTCGACCTCGGTCCCGTCGCGCACCAGGTCAGGGCACTCCAGGGCGTCGGTGATGCGTCGGCACTTCCCCATGCCCCGCGGGTAGGGGCGGAGCGTGGCCGAAGCACCGTCGCTCAGCGGGAACACCCACGGCGCCATGGCCTGCGACCCTGCCACGCCCAGGTGCACGAGGAGCCTCGCCGTCTTGATCTGGACGTTGTCGAGCGGATTGTTCTCGCCCGACTCCGCACCCCACTCCAGGCGCACGGCGCCGTCGAAGTACTCCGCCTCGTAGGACGGGTCGGTGAGCGGGCACTGGTCGCGCTCGGTGCGGTAGCGCCCGGCCGGGACGTGCAGCGCCAGCGCGTCGGCGCCGAGCGCCCCGTCGGCGCCACGGGCCTCGAAGAGGATCGCTCGCACCCGGGCGTCGAGGGTGACGTAGGGATCGGCCACGTCAGCGCCCTCGGTTCCAGTTGCGCCGCGTCACGACGCCCGCGGTGAAGGTGCCCGCGTTGTCGTCGCTGGTGTCGGTCGGGGTGGCGTCGGTCACCGCGAGGGAGACCGTACCGCCCGGGATCTTCGCCAACCACGCGTCGGCGGCCTGCGAGCGGGCGTAGACGCCCTGGTCCCACGCGCTCGAGGGGTTGAACCCGCGGCGCACCACGAGGTCCCAGGACGCGAGGTGCACGACCGCCATCGTGAGGGACGCGTCCCACGCGGAGAGCGGCAGTGTGTACCGCCCGCGCAGGAAGGAGTCCGCGTACGCCGAGCGCGCCTGCAGGATCGCGACACGCGTCGGCGCGTCGAACCCGTCGATGGTCCCGGCAGGGAGGCCCTGCTGGTCCAGGTCAGTCGTCTCGGCGTACTGGCTCATAGGTCAGGCAGGATCAGGCGCCGACGTTGCGGAGCAGCGTGCCGACGAGGTGCACGTAGCCCGCGCCCGCGGTGAACACGCTGGTGATGCGCTCGAAGGTGAAGGTCGAGTCCGCCACGTACATGTGCGCGTGGAGCTCGGAGTCCGAGTCCATCAGCGCGCCGATGGTGCCGGTCTTGATCCCGGCGGTGCCGAGCGTCGCGGTCACGTCGCCGCCCGCGCCGCCGAGGATGTCGCCCGGCGTGGTTTGGAGCGAGCTCGCGACGCCGATGGCGCTCGACGAGCCGCCGGTGAACCCGGTGGTCACCTCCCAGTGCGCCGACTCCAGCTTGAAGCGGCAGCCCGCCGGGACAGTGAGCAGCGTGGCGCCGTCGGCGGTGCCGTAGCCGATCGGGAGCGCGAGGTCGACCGCGCCTTCGCAGCGCAGCCATCGGCCCGCGGCAGGGGCGTCGTCGGCCGCGTCGACGAGGATGTTGTCGGCGGTGAGGGTGGAGGTGGAGTGCCACCTCCACTTGGAGCCGTCGGCGTCGACGCGGACCTCGTTGCCGTGGGTGCGCGCCGAATCGGTCGCGGTCAGGGCCGTGAGCGCCGCCATGGTGGCGACGGACGCGGCGATGGCGGCGCCGCCCGAGTAGAGCTGGACGCCGCTGGGGGACAGGTGGTGGATCGGCATGGTGCGGGGATCTCCTGAGAGCGAGGCGTTTGGGGTGAGAGGGCGCGGTGGGGGGTTAGACGCCCTCGCCGGTGAGCGAGAACGTGAAGGAGGGCGAGCCGGTGCCGCCGATGGTGCAGACGGCGCGGACGTGACGGTCGAGGCCCGCGAACACCTTGCGCTGGGCGCTGACGGTCGACGCGAGGGTGAACGCGTCGACGACGCGCCAGGTGCCCGACGCGTACTCCTTGCGGGTCTCGATCTGCACGTGCAGCGTCGGGAGCGTCCCGGCGACCGCGGTGATGTCGAGGTCGAGCCGGAGCGAGGGGCGGTCGCCGACCTCGTAGGCGTCGCCGTTGAAGGTGGCCGTGCGGGCCGCGGCGGCGAGCAGCGTCACCTCGTCCCGGTCGTAGGGCTCGCCCGCCTGGGGGCCATGCTGGAAGTAGATGGTGCTCACGGTGTAGATCCCTTCGAGGCGGTTGTAGATGTCGAGCGCGGCGCGGTAGGTGAGGCCCAAGCCCTCGATGGCCCGCGCGCTCGCGCCGTCGAGGTCTTCGATCGCGAGCACCCCCGCAGCGATCGCCAGGGCGCGCCAGGGGAAGGCCGCGGGGAGCGCGGTCCCGGTCTCGGCGAGGCGCTTGTCGCGCCAGGCGTAGGAGAGGCCGTCGTCCCCGCGGGCGAGGGCCACGGTCTCTTTGAAGAAGTAGTAGCGGCGCGCGGGGCGCCCACGGGCGCGCGGCACGGGTGGCCCCTCAGCCCGCGGAGGCCTTCGCGCGCCCCTTGGGTCCGGCCGCCGCGAGCGCCTCGGCGAGGCCAGCGTTGGCCTCGACGAGCTCGGCGAGCTCGGCCTCGAGCGCCGCGATGCGCTCGTCGCGGCGCTGAATGTCGAGGCGCAGTCCTGCCTCGACCGTCGTGGTGCCCGGCTGGAGCGCGACAGGCGCCGACGGGCGGAGCGGCACCACCGCCTCCGGGTGGGCGCGGTGCGAGAGGATCACCGGTGCTGGACCTTCACGGCGCCGCAGTAGGTGCTGTTCGGCGCGCGCGAGTAGAGGTGCACGCAGTAGTAGAGGTGGAACGCCATGATGACGTCGTCGGAGAGGATGTCGCGATCCTCCTGGATGCCCATGTCCGGGTTGATCCAGGCGGCCAGGGCGCCCTTCTTCATCAGCAGCGACTCGTAGCGGTACGGGTCGACCGTCGTGTCCGCGGTGAGCCGGTCGGACTGCACGACCGGGATGCCCATGAACCGAGAGAGCGAGCCCTCCTGGTCGGAGAGGAGCGCGCGCCCGGTGGAGTCCTTCGTCTTGCGCAGGTCGGTCTTCACCTTGGAGTGAACGCCCCACATGACGAAGTCGCCCTCCTCGGACTCGTCGCCGAAGAGGCCCATGGCGTCGGCGCCCATGTCGTAGTTGAGGGTGCCGTCGGTGCCCGCGGCGAGGTTGTAGCGGTTGAGGATCGAGGTCGTGGCGCGCGCGGCGACGATGAGCTTGGCGTCGATCTTGCGCTTGGCGGCGATCACGATCTGGCGCCGGCACTCGGCGTAGGGGTCGTCCGCCGCGGCGATCTGCGCCCACTGGCCGATGCCGATGGCGATGGCGGCGTGCTGCACCGTGGCGAGCTCGGAGGTCTGCGCCAGCTTCTGGATGGTCGCGGCGCCGCCCTCGGCGATGTCCTGCATCTCGCCGATGGTGCCGAAGAGGGGGATCTTGACCTGGTCCCCCACCTCCGCCTTGCTGGCGCGCAGGGTCGGGCTGATGACGACGGCGCCGGTGCCAGCGAGGAGGCTCATGCCGGCGAACGCGCCGGGCATGCCCTCGGCGAGGATCTCGGGGACGATGATGTCGGAACGGCGGGTGCTGCCCATGGTGGACTCCGGGTGTGATCAGACGTGGTGGTGGGTGGACGAGGCGGGCCGCGGTCAGCGGCGGGACTTGGCGGAGGGAGCGGCGGGGCGGGCCGCGGCGCGGAGGCGCTCGGCGAGCTTCGGGTTGTGTGCGTGCACCGCGTGGCGCTCCATGTCGGTGAGCTTCGACCATCCCTTCGTGGCGAGAGCCGCGACGTCGGTCGGGAGCTGGGTGTCGTCGGTCGCCGCCTCGTCGGGCGGCTCGACCTCGCCACCGGGCACCACGGCGGGCGCGGTGCGCTGCCAGGTGCGGAGCAGCGGGAGGGGGAGCGCTGCGAGGAAGGGCGCCTGCCCCGGCGACCACTGCCGGGCGTCCTTCGCCCGCTGGATGATCGCGCCGCGCTCCACGGTCTCGGCGCGCTTCTCGGCGTCGACGGCGCGCTTCTCGGCCGCGAGCTCGCGGGGGGTCAGCGCGGGCACGCTGCGGGCGGCTTCCTCGACGGCGCCGCCCTCGCCCTCCATCGCCCCGACCTCGGCCAGGGCGCTGGCGAGCGCGGCGTTGACGGCCTCGTGCACGGCCGCGCGCTGCGCGTCGTCGAGGCCTTCGACGGCGTCGATGGCGCCGCCGACCGCGGCCACGTAGACGTCGTGGCAGCCGTTGGCGGCCTTCTCCTCCTTCGGGGGCAGCTCGCCCTCGATCTTCTTCTTCTCCTCCTCGGGAGCGCGGGTGACGGGGGCCTTGGGAGCGGGCTTCTTGGCGGTGGACATCGGGGACCTCGGGGTTGATGCGGGGCGGTTGGCGGTGGCGAGCGCGCGCAGCTCGGCGAGTGCGTTTGCGTTGGACCCCACGGCGCACAGGGTCGTCTCCAGCAGCTCGTTGTCGAGCAGCACCAGGACGTCGCGGCCGTCGACCTCCTCGAAGTCGAGGTCGCTCGGGTTCATCCCCACGGAGATCCCGCGGAGCATGTCCTGCTCGCGCAAGCTGCGGACCTCGTCGACGATGGCAGACGTGCCCGCCTTGGCGAGCGTGATGGTCATCGTGAGGACGCCGTCCACCAGCCGCACGTTCGCGGCCTTGCCGACGATCTTCGTGGGGTCGTGTGCGAAGAGCACCACCGGGTTGCGCTGGAACCGGTCGAGCTTCCAGCCGCGGACGATGGTCCCATGCGCGTCGATGCTCTCGTCGGAGGCGACAACGTCGAAGGTGTACGGGTCGACGGCCTCAGCGGACGCGTCGGTCGCGAGCCGCGTCGTGATGCGCAGGTCGCGGTAGATGATGGGGCTCATGGGTTCTCCGTGACGACGACGTCACGCAACCGCCCCCGCTCGCTGTCGAGGATGCGGCGCGCGCCCGGCGTCGGCGGGCTGCGGTCGGTGAGCTCGTCGAGGGCGAGGGCGAGCAGCACGAGGGCGGCGATGAAGAGCATCGCGAGCCTACGGTCGGAGGGCGAGGACTCGTCCCACTCGCGCCAGCCGCCAGGCCACTTCCCGCTTGCGACGCCGCCGACCTCCAGCGAGCGCTTCGGGACCACGCGGGCGTAGTCCTCGCTCATGGGGTTGTAGACGCGGCCCGTGCCGCCGTCGCGGGGCGGGCGGCCCCACATCCGGGGAGGGATCTCCAGCTTCTGGGCCCGGAGCTCGAGGCGTCGGGCGCGGGAGTCGTCGCTCCTGTCGAGAGGGATGGCGCCCTCCCCGAAGCCGTCGCTGACCTTCGCGGTGTCGGGGAGCTCGTCGTCAGGGGTCTCGTCGTGGTCGACGCCGTCGAGCTGCTCGATGAAGCAGTGGCAGCGGTGGTGCAGCGGCGGCGTGTGGGAGCGCCACCAGTCGCTGTCACCGCGGACGATCCGGCCGTCGTGGTCGTCGCAGACGTTGTCGCAGATGGCCGGGTCGAGGCCGCGGTCCAGGCGGAACGCCCAGAGGGGGTTGTCCGGGTCGAAGGCCGGGCGGGCGCGGGCGCCTGCGATGGGCCGCTCGATCTTACGCTCATGGGTAAAAGGGCGCGTCGAGCTGCCTCCGCAGCCGCGGGCGCGGGCGGCGGGGTCGGTCGCAGGTGCGGGCGGATCCCCGTCGGCGCTCTCCCTCGGCACGAAGCCTTGCCCGACGGTGCCGAGGATGGCGTTCGCCTTCGCCTCGTCGAGAGGGAAGGCGGCGGTGATGAGCTGCACCGCGGTCTCCCGGGGGATCGCCCCGAGGGCCGCCTGCGACACGATCTCCAAGAGCGACGACACCTGCGCGCCATTGAGCGCGGCGGCCGGGTCCTTCGGCGCGTTGACGTCGATGCCTTCCACAGGAGGGACCTCGGCCAGCACGAACCCCGCGCGCTCGAACTCCGCCGCCACCAACGCCTCGCGGTCGTAGCCCTCGGGCACCACCGCGAGCAGCGCCGCCAAGCCGTTGCCCAGCGCCAGCGCCGCGTCGCCGCGACCCTTCGCGTCGGCCGGGGGCGTGGTGTCCCAGCGCGCCCACGGGGCCTCGCTGCGCCCGCCGAAGTTCACCTCGGCGTAGTCCTCGAGCGAGCCGTCGTGCAGACACGTCGACCCTGTCTGCTCGTCGCCACCGATGAGGTCGCGGCGCACCTGGCCGTGGAGCGTCGCGCCGGTGTCCTGGCCCTGGACGATCTCCGTCGAGCTCGACTGGCCGGTGATCGAGATGGCGATCTCCGTCGAGGCCTCGGTGATCGACGCGGGGAACGTCGACCACGTCGCGCCGGCCACTTCGAGGTAGCGGAGCTGCTTCACGCCAGGCGGCGGGACAACGGAGGCGGGCGCGTCCAGCAGCGCGTCGGCAAGTTCCTCGCGGTCTGCTTTCGACGGGGGCTTCTCCTCATGCAGATCGGCGGTGCGGATCGGGATGCCGCACGCGAGGTTGTATCCCTGCCAGTCGCCCCACGCGAGGTACTTCCCGAGCCAGGGGCGGCTGCACGAGCGCCACTTGCCGTACATCCACGGGCGCTCGTCGCCGTCGGGCTCGCCGCTGCACGAGGGGGCGTAGAGCACCCAGCGGCGGTCGCCCTTCACGATGTCGACGTCGCCGTTGCGCGTGCGCACGACCCACACCCGGCGCTCGCCGTCCCATCGCAGGTACCGGGCGTCGTACGGCCTCAGGACGCCGATCCACCGATCGCCCCGGAGTTCCCACACGCGCTGGGCGAGGCCGACGCCGAGGAGGATGCCCCAGGCGAAGAGCGAGAACAGCGCCGCCTCGCTATGCATGGCGTACCAGTCGCCCTCGTCCTGCAGGGCGGCGAGGACCGCTGGGTTGCTCGCCTTGTCCCAGAGGATGGGCAGCCGGAGCAGGCCCTTCACCCGGGTCTCCAGCGCCGCCGTGACCCTGCCGTCGCCGAGCAGCGCCCAGCACACATCGGCCGCCTGCTGGAGGTGGCCGCCGGCGGTGAGCGCCTCGGCGACCTCCAGGTCGTCAGGCGTCCACGCGGTCATCGCGCGCGACGTGGTCGGCGCGCGGACGATCGTCTGCTGGGCTGCGTTGGGCTTGGTGGGCATCGGTTGGGGAGCGGAGGAGTCAGCGGCGGCCGCGGCCGCCGCGGGAGGCACCAGCGCGGGCGACGCCGCCGTCGGTGGGCACCGGGCCCCCGCGGTAGACCGCGAGGTTGAAGGCGTCGGCCTTGTTGGGGCTGCGCCGCAGGGCCTTCTTCATCTCGTCCTTCGAAGCGACGACGTAGCGGCCACGGCCGTCGAAGGCGTAGCGGGCGGCGGTGAGCTCGCCCTGCAGCTCGGTGTCGCTAAGGGGCAGCGTGCCGCCCTCCTTCAACCAGGCGGCGCCCGAGAACCACACCTCGTCGCGCGTGGTGACGTAGTGCTCGCGGTCCATCGGCGAGCTCGACACGTTCACCGGGATCGCAACCAGCTCGTCGGAGTGCTTCAGGTGGTCGTAGACCGAAGCCCCGACGCCGATTACGTCGATGCGGCACTCGGGCTTCTCGTCGTGGCTGCGGCGCATCTCGCGCACCTGCTCGAGCACCCAGCCGGCGAGGTCGTCGCCCTCGCGCTGACGCGTCTCCCGGATGGGGAGGCCACGGTGCCCGCGCACGCCAGCGAGCTCGCTGGGGTCGTCGCCCGTGCGCCCGACGTCGAGGCCGAGGCGGAGCGGACCATCCTCGGCCGAGGCCGGGTCGCGCAGCAACGACGTCTCGATGGTTCCGAGGGAGACCACCACGCAGTCGCCTTCCTTCGGGAAGTTGCCGCCGATGCGGACGCTGACCGTGGGGCTGTCGGCCCCGAAGGCCTTGATGGTCTCTTCGACCCACTCGCGGCGCGCGAGGCCCGGGATGTCGCGCTCGCCGGTGATGTTCGGCGACTCGCGGGAGTCGATGTGCAGCGTGCGCCAGGAGCCCCGCTGGTTGTGGTGCGTGTCGTAGAACCAGCCCGACGTGCGGGTGGGGTTCGAGAACGCGGCGATCGTGCCGTTGCTCGCGCAGTTGCCCCAGGCGGCCTGCAGAAGCGCGTCGGGGAAGCCCGAGGCCTCATCGATCAGGTAGAGCAGGTTGGGCGACGAGACACCGGCGAAGCTCTCGGGCTTCGTGTCCTCCGACTTCATCGCGATGATGGCGCGGTCGTCGGGGAACCAGAGCCCGCCGTGGTAGTCGGCCGAGAGCTTCCCTCCGATGGGCGCGCGCGCCTCGCGGTAGAGGCGGCAGACCTCCGGCCAGAGGATGTTCTTCAGCTGGTCGCCGACGGTGGAGCTGAGCACCACCCGAGCCCGCTGCCGCGTGCACACCCACCAGAGGGCGAGGCACGCGAGGCTGTTGGTCTTCGAGAGCTTGTGCCCCGAGCGCGTCGACACCCGGCGGTGCGTCGCGACCGCATGGAAGATGTCGCGCTGGCGGCTCCAGGGCCGGACGCCCAGCACCTCCTGGGCGAAGAGCGCGGGGTCCGGTGCCCATCGATCAAGTAGGCTTCGTGCCCTCGCCCTGTCCTGAGAAGCCGGCACTCAGGAACTCCGCCAGGCCGCTGACCTGCACATCGTGTTGGGTGGCGGCTGCGGCGCCGCCGAGCTTCGCGAAGGTGTCGAGGGTGGCCGCCTGCGCGCGCACCCCGGCGGCGACCTTCTGGGTGTTCTTCTCGGTGCGGAGCTTCGCGTCGAGCTGCTTCGCCGCGCGCCGGAGGCGTCCGACCTGGGGCCCCACCTGCTCCAGCATCTGTCCGCGCAGCGCCTCGACGAGGAGCGCGTCGCCCCGCTCGGAGAGCGCCGCCTCGAGGCGGAGCACCGCCATGTGCGAGCACCGCACGCCGTGGGTGGTGAGCAGGTACGCCGCGACCTCGCGGGCGGTCCAGGCCAGGCCCGTGTCGGGGTGCTTCTCTGACCGCAGCCGCTGCACCTCCGCGTGGTAGGCGGCGGGGATGACGCGGGAGAGCTTCGTCGAGGGCTTCGCGGCCATCGGAGGTCAGGCCGCGCAGGGGATCAGCCCCAGGTGCGCTTCGAGCTCGACCTGGCGCACGGCGAGCTCGACGCCCCCGACGCCGCGCGGCTGCTCGCGCACGGCCGGGAAGTTCCGCGCGCGCCACCGCACGAGCTTCGCCCACACCGCCTTGCGGCAGAGCTCGGGGAAGTACGTCGAGCGCACCGCCGTGGTGGTCAGCCAGGTGTCAGGCATCGTGGGGAACCGCCGGCAGCGCTCGGTGCGGGCGCACCTCTGGCACTGCATCAGGTGGTTTCAGGTAACCGAGAGGCTACGGGCAGCCCCCTGCTTTCGTCAAGAGGGGCGCGCACAGCCCCGACTCCAGCTCGGCCAGACGCGCTCGGAGTCGTGCGGTTTCCGCAACGAGCGTGGCGATCGGATCGTCCGCAGGCGCCGCCCCGTCGACCAGCGGGTGCACGTAGCCGCAGCGGCAGACCACTCGGGGGCCGGGGGCGTCGTAGCGGTATCGCGCTCCGTTCATGTGGCCTCCGCGCTATTGCTCACAACCGCCCGCCAATCGCCAGGGCCAGCGCCATGCCCAGCATCTGCCGCGAGCGCAGTCGCTCCGGGAGCGGGCGGCGATCGAAGCGGCGGCACCGGCCGCCGGTCGGCGGAATCGTCCACCGGCACCGCTCCCGCCACCGCTCGGGCCCGCGCTCGCACGTCGACCTGATCACGTCCGCCACCACGCCCGCATCGCCGCCTCGACGTGCCACCGTCCGCGGATGGGCGCGCCCTGGTCGAGCGCCTCCTTCGAGGCGTCGAAGCGCTCCCGGATCTCCGCCGGCGCGAACCGGTACCCGAGCGCCCCGTGCAACTCCCGCAGCCGCGGGGGCCCTCCCGCGCGCAGCTGGTCGCCGGTGACCCCCGACTCGCAGCGCAGCCACATCAGCGTCTCGTACGCCTCGCCGCTACCGCCGGTGCGGGCCGCGATGGTGTCGCGCACGTCCTCGCCGCAGGGCACGGGTGAGGCGAGCGAGAGCCGCTCCCACCGCCGCGAGGTCTGCACCCGCTCCTGCGACCAGTCGCCGCTCGCGGACTTCGGTCCGTCGGGCACGTCGAGGTCGACCACCGACAGCCGCGCCCGCCGCAGGTCGACCTGGAGCTCGTCGAGGAGCGCCGCGGTGCGCTCGACGGCGTCGAGCAGCTCGCTCGGGCGCACGGCGCTGTAGCGCCCGGTGTCGCTGGGCGACGGGTCGTGCACGACGGAGATGCGGCGGTCGAGGGACACCGTGGGCGGGGCGGGCAGGAGCGCGGGCCGCTCGATGGCCGTCGCCTCGTCGGGTACGTACTCCGTGCGGCACACCGGGCAGCACCCGGCGCGCTGCAGCTGCTGGACGATGGCCACGGTCGCCTCGCAGCACATGGGGACGCTCTCGCGGTCTTCGATCATCGCCACTCCCCTGCCCTCGTCACTGGAACGCCCTGGAACGCTCTGGCACGTCCCGCCCGCAGCTCGTCCTCGTCGCTCGCCTGCCCGCCCCCGCCTGCGCGCGGGAAGGTGTCGTTTGAGGCCGCGCACGCCACCGGCCCCGGTCCTCCCCCGCCGCCGCCGAGGAGCGCCCCGAGGTCGATCCGCCGTGCCCTGCGCCGGTTGCCCCCTCCCCCGCCCGCCGGGTCGTCGTCAGGTGCGCCCGAAACCCCCTGTAGCGGGGTGCGCCCGAAACCCCCTGTAGGGGGATCGCTCCCCGCTGAACCGTCAGGTGCGCCCGAAACCCCCTGATAAGAGTATCTCTGGAAGGGGGTTTCGGGCGCAGTTGGGGCGAGCGAACGCAGACCGAGGGCGACGGCCTCGGGGATCGCCCGCTCGCCGGACTCGTAGCGGCGCAGGGTGCCGTCGCTGAGCTTCAACGCCCGCCCGAGCTCACGCAGCCCCAGGCCCGCCGCCGCTCGCAGCTGCTGGAACTCGGCGGCCCCCATGGCTGCGACCGTCCGCGGCCGCCCCACCGGGAGCTGGCGCACCTCGACGGGCAGCCCCGCCCAGCCCCCCGGCACCACGCCGCCCACGTGGAGCTGCCGCCCGGGCTTCGTGCGCCGGATCGTCCGCAGCCGCCCGTGGGCCTGCTCGAGCTCGGCCGCCGCCAGGGCGTCGAGGCGCTCGGCGAGGTCCAGCCCCAGGTACTGCGCCCGGAGCTGCTCGGCGCCGAGGTTGGGGCGCGGGTCCATGAGCGTCACCGTCGCGTCGCAGTCGGCCATGTGGTCGAGGCCTTCGAGCGCCTGGTAGTGGCCGGTGACCCAGCGGCCGCGAAACGGCGCCAGCACCGGCGCGAGCACCCTGCGCGCCGCCTCGAGCGACTTCATCGTCTGCCCGGAGGCCTTCCACTGCGCGCGGGGCCCGGGGGCCTCCGGGTCGATCGCGTGCGCGAGCGCCGCCTCGATCACCAGCGGGGCGATGAGGCCGACGGAGGTGGTGGTGGGGTCCTCGAGGATCCATGCGACTGCCGCCCGCAGGCTCGGGACGATCGCCTCCCACTGCGGGACGCCGCTCGCGAACCACGCTGTGCGCGTCGCCCGCGTCGCCAGGATCGTGCGCCGGATGGGCGCGCCGTCGGCGACCCGCAGCTCCACCAGCTTCGGCGCGTGCCCGAGCACCCGCTCCATCGCCGCGACGTGCAGCGCCGCGTTGGCGTCGAGCACCACCACGGGGCCCTCGTGCCGGAGCGCGAGCACGAGCTCGTCGTTGAGGCCGACGAAGGTCACCGCCCGCTCGTCCTCCTCGCCGCTCACCGCGGCCGCGTAGGGGACCGCCATCGTGACCGCCCGCCAGAGCAGGTTCAGGACGCGCGACGCCGCGCCGAGCGCGACCGCTCGGGCGACGTTCACCCGCGCGATGGCCAGCGCCGGCCAGCGGATCGGCGGCGCGGTCGTGCGCGCCTTCGGATCGATCGCCCCCGCCGCCGCGAGCAGCACCGCGTCGCCCAGGTCCCCCGGCGCCGTGCCCGGGTCGATGCTCGCCGCCTCGAGGGCCTCCGGCGCGACGGCCCCCGC